TGTTACTTCCTCACTTGTTAGAGAAACAACTGGACTCGTATCTCAGAACTATGGGTACAAGTTTGGACAAGAGGATGAAACCTATAACATTGTAGCTGCACATGGCTACTTCGGAAGATTGATATTTCAATATGCTTCTTTCAATAATAGTCGTTCTCTTCATTTCTTCCTTGCTACTTGGCCAGTCGTTTGCATATGGCTTACCTCCATGGGAATTTCTACAATGGCATTTAACCTCAATGGATTCAATTTCAATCAGTCCGTAGTTGATGCTGGTGGAAAAACAATTCCTACATGGGCTGACGTTCTTAACAGGGCTGACTTAGGTATGGAAGTAATGCACGAGAGAAACGCACACAATTTCCCACTTGATCTAGCAACTAACACACAGGAGTTAATTAAAAATGCCTAAAGGTGTTGGAACTTATGGTTCAAAAGTAGGACGCCCACCTAAGAAAAAAGGGACAAAGAAAAAATAAAGCCACGTCCGTTCATCCCTATTGGGACGCATGAAATCTAGGCATGGAACGGGGTCTAGATATTGAGGTTTTATTATGACTCAACTGGAATTACAAGCTCGTATTAAAGAGCAGAAAGTTTTAGAAAGAGCTGAAAAACTTAAATATCGTGGCATCACTTACTACAAATCTTACAAAAATTAATTAATGAAAACTATTGCACTTGCTCTCGCAGCCACCACATTAGCGTCTGCACCTGCATCCGCTGGTATCTATTTAAACGTTGAATCTAATGATGGATACACAGGTTCTGACTACACAGGAAGAACTGTGGATCTACATGTTGGATACGAAGGTTCTATTAAGAAGTTTGATTACTACATTCAAGGCGGTCCAGCATTCACTGCTGTAGCTGATGTAGATGGAACTGAATCAAAAATATCAGGCAAGCTTGGTGGTACATGGAATGTATCTCAAAAGCTAGGTGTTTATGGTGAGTTCTCAGGTATCACAGAAGAAGATGCTGATAACTCATACGGCACAAAAATAGGAGCTAAGTATTCATTTTAGTGAATCGACTAAAAAATCTTAATGAATTATGGGTAGTAGTCTTCGGATTACTATCCTTTTTAATTTTAGTAGAAGGAGCACATCTCCAATACCACAGGTCAGAGACACCTCAGTGTCGGATCTCTGACTAATTTGGCTTTTAGCCCTGTACGCAGGATACCTATTAGCCGTCTAGACGGTGGGATAGACCACAAAACTTCGAATTAAAATTGTGCACGATGATGATTTATACCTTCAATACATTTTAAGATAAATAAAAAATGGCTAATGCTTTAACAACCGCTATAGGTAGAATTAATAGTACTGGTAGTACCCCGTTAGCTCTGACTACAGATCAGGCAGGGTATGATGCTAAGTACGGAACTTACCTTAAGCTGTTTTCAGGTGAGTTGTTTAAAGGATTCCAAACAAATACTATTGCTCGTGACTTAGTTACTAAGCGTACGTTGAAGAATGGAAAATCTTTACAGTTCATCTACACGGGTCGCATGTCAGCGTCCTATCATACCCCAGGTACTCCTATCTTGGGTACAGAGAATGCACTACCAGTAGCTGAAAAGACTATCCAAATGGATGATCTTTTAATCAGTTCAGCTTTTGTGTATGACTTAGATGAGACACTTTCTCATTACGATCTACGTGGTGAGATCTCTAGAAAGATTGGTTTCGCACTTGCTGAGAAATATGACAGATTAATCTTCCGTGCTATCACTAGAGGTGCACGTAAGGCTAGCCCTATTTCAGCATCAGGAAAAGTAGAACCAGGTGGAACCCAGATACAAGTAGGTGGTGGTTCAGATGCTAATGACGCATTAAGTGGTACTAACCTTGTAGACGCCTTCTATGATGCAGCTGCAGCTCTAGATGAAAAGGGTGTAAGTGCTGAAGGAAGAGTAGGTGTTCTATCACCAAGACAGTACTATGCGTTAATTAATGATGTAAGTTCTGGAGTTATTTCTAGTGGAATCATCAATCGTGATGTACAAGGCTCAGCCTTACAATCCGGTTCTGGTGTAATAGAGATTGCTGGTATCAAACTATATAAATCGATGAACATTCCGTTCCTCAGTAAGTATGGTACTAAGTACAAGCCTTCTTCTGGTAACGATGATACAGTTGACACTAACGTAACTGATCCTGGTAATACAGGTTCATGGGTTGGAGCTGCAACTGAAGATGCTGATATAGCAGAAGGTGGAATCAATAATAACTATGGTGAAGCTACAAACTTTGCTAACTCATGTGGTCTTATCTTCCAGAGAGAAGCCGCTGGTGTTGTTGAAGCTATCGGACCTCAAGTACAAGTAACTTCTGGTGACGTTTCCGTGATTTATCAGGGTGATGTTATCTTAGGTCGTATGGCAATGGGTGCAGATTATCTAAACCCTGCAGCTTGTGTTGAACTATTCGCTGGTGTTTCAACTAAACCTTCCGCATACTAAACAATATATTTTTATTCACACAATGGGAGGCTTCGGTCTCCCTTTTTTTTTTATTCATATACATATGACTACTCCCACAACAGTTGACACCGATACAGAACTATCCGCAGTGAATTCAATACTGGGAGCTATCGGTCAGTCTCCAGTAACAACATTAAACTATGAGAATCCTGAGATAGGATTTATTTATAACATACTGACCGAAGTCAATAAAGATGTACAGAATGAGGGTTGGGTATTTAATAAAGAATATAATGTAGAGATATCTCCAGATTCTTCAAAGAATATAACTATTCCAGCTAATGTTTTAAGATATGATTTACATGAAGATAATATTTATAGAACAAAAAATATAGTGAGAAGGAACGGTAGGCTTTGGGATACTATTAATCAAACTGATGAATTTGATGATACTTTACGCCTTGATATAACTTGGCTTTGGACATTTGAAGATCTACCTAGTGCATTTAAGAGATACATAATATCTCGAGCTTCAGTAAGAGCTGCCACTCAGTTAGTAAGTAATCCAAATTTAGTTCAACTACTTCAACAACAAGAAGCACAAACAAGAGCAATTTGTATGGAATATGAATGTAATCAAGGTGATCATTCATATATGGGATTCCCTGATAATCATAGCTATAAAACATATCAACCATATACAGCACTGCAAAGATGACGAGTATTACACAACAGATACCTAGTTATGTTGGAGGCATATCACAACAACCAGATGAGTTAAAAGTACCTGGACAGTTAAGAACAGCTAAGAATGTATTACCTGATGTCACACAGGGTCTATTGAAAAGACCTGGAGGTAGGTTAATTGGTAATGAGTTAAGTCCTTATAGTGGTGATAGTAAATGGTTCCACTACTACAGAGATGAGAACGAGCAGTACATAGGTCAGATCCAGTTAAGCTCTGGTGAGATCAAGATGTGGAAGTGTGATACAGGAGCTGCTTGTACTGTTAATTATGAATCAGGTCAAGCTACAGCATTAAAGAATTATCTTAAACAAACTAATAGTAGTGGTACTATTACCGATGCAGATATACAAACACTTACTCTTAATGACTACACCTATTTAACTAACAGGAATAAGACTGCTGCTATGGCTGCGACAGTTGAGACTGTTAGACCACCAGAGGCATATATAGAGTTAAAGAAAGTTGCTTATGCTAGTCAGTATTCAATTAATTTATTTGATAATACAAACTTAACTACAGTAACTACTGCAACACGAATAAAGGTAGAAAGAATTATTAGTACAAATAATGGTTGTCAAAGCAATGGTTTTAATAAAGCTACTGCAGTTACTAATTATAATAATGGCTCAGGAAATAATACTTGTAATGATGACTCAGCTGTAGTTAACACTATTGATATGGCTGATAGTTTAGCTGGTAATACAGGTACAGAACTATTCTCAGGAATTGGATCAGGTTCAAGCTATACCGATATAAATGATACACATACAGTTACAGTTAAAGATGCAAGTGATAGCACAGCATCAGGTAGAAAAGATCTTTACTTCAGAATAACAACAACAGGACAAGCTGTACCAAATAATGCGGATAATATTACTTACGCTTCTCGCTATACAACAACTCACGATTTATTATATGGAGGAGAAGGTTGGTTAGATGGTGATTACTTTTATGTTTGGATGAAGAATGCTTATTATAAAATTACTATTGATGAAATAAGTACATCTAAAGTACTAGCAAACTTAGGTTTAATCAGACCTACACCTACATCCTTTGATACTAAAACTGTAGTAACTGCTGAAAGTATTCTTGGTGATATTAGAGCAGATATCGTAGCAGCTGGTAATTTTACAGATGCTAATGTTCAACAAATAGGTAATGGTATTTATGTAACTAGAGCTTCAGGAACATTTAACATAACATCACCAGTAGGAGAACTTCTTAATGTATTATCTGGATCAGTAGAAGATGTAGGAGATCTACCTAGACAATGTAAGCATGGTTATATAGTAAAAATAGCTAATAGTCAGGCTGATGAAGATGATTATTATGTAAAGTTTGTTGGTAATAATGATAGAGATGGAGATGGTGTCTGGGAAGAGTGTCCTGAACCTGGAGTTAAAGTAGCTTTAGATTCGGCTACTATGCCAGTACAATTAGTACGACAAGCTGATGGAACATTTAAAGTTTCACAAATAGCTTGGGATAATCGTTTAGTAGGTGATACAACAACAGTTCCAGAACCTTCATTTATAGGTAAGACAGTTAATAAGATGTTGTTCTTTAGAAATAGAATGGTCATGCTCAGTGATGAGAATGTCATTATGTCTAGACCTGGAGATTTCTATAACTTCTGGCCAAAGTCAGCTATCACATTTACAGCTACAGATAACATAGATATATCATGTAGTTCTGAGTATCCAGCTATTGTTTATGATGGATTACAGGTTAACTCTGGTTTAGTCTTATTTACTAAGAATCAACAGTTTATGTTAACTACAGATAGTGATGTCTTAAGTCCATTAACTGCAAAGATAAATTCATTATCTTCTTATAACTTTAACTTTAATACTAACCCTGTATCACTTGGTACAACTATAGCTTTCTTAGATAACGCTGGTAAATATACACGTTTCTTTGAGATGCAAGCTGTACTACGTGAAGGTGAACCAAACGTATTAGAGCAAAGTAAAAATATATCTAAGTTATTTCCTAATGATATAGATATAGTAGCTAACTCAAGAGAAAACTCAACTATATTCTTTGCTACTAAAGGTACAAATAAATTATATGGATTTAGATATTACCAAACAGGAGAACGAAGAGTACAACAGGCTTGGTTTGAATGGGAGTTAAGTGGAACTATAGAGCACATAGCTATGCTTGATGATTCATTATATGCAGTAGTAAAGAACACTGGATATACCATGCAGAAGTTTAGCCTTAAGTTAGGTGATAACTCTCATACTATTGTTGAAGATGAGACTTATAGAGTTCACTTAGATAATTCTAAAAGCTTTGCTTATACCAACCTAACGTATGTAGCTGATGGAGACTATACGAAGCTAGATCATACTGCTGCTAACTTTAGTGGTTCAGGACAGTTATATGCTGTTGCTATATCTACTGGATCAGATAAAGAATTTAATGGACTTGTTTCTGAAGTTAGTACCTTTGATGACAGTGGTACTACTAAAGTAAAGATCCCTGGTAACTGGACTACAAGTGATAGTAATAAAGCATTTAATGTTGTTATTGGTTATGCCTTTGATATGGAGATTGAGTTTCCAACACTATATGTAACTCAACAAGAAGGTGAACGTTTTAAATCTGATATACAAAGTTCACTTGTTTTGCATCGTATAAAAATGAGTCTTGGTCCTACAGGTGTATATAGTACAACTTTAAAACGAATAGGTAAGCCAGATTATAATGAGACATTTGAATCAATTATGGCTGATGCTTATACTGTTAATACAGTAGGTATAGATAAAGAACAAATAATTACATTACCAGTGTATGAAAAGAATACAAATTTAACTCTTACACTTAAATCTACTCATCCAACACCTTCCACATTATATTCACTTAACTGGGAAGGAGATTATTCAAATAGATATTATAAACGTGTCTAAATTTATTCACCCAATAACGTTAGAGGCTGCCAAAGAGGTGGCTTCTAACTTACGTCCAGAAGACCGTAGAGAAGTCGAAGAGGGACATGGGATAGATGCAACAGAAGCACTATTAGATGCAGTTCAGAAGCCCTCCTGTGTGTATTTCACAGTGCCTAACGGCAAGACTGCCGGAATGGCTGGAGTTGACCCTGGTGGTCAAATATGGATGCTATGTACACCTGCTATTCATGACTATCCAATATGGTTTGCTAGACAAGCTAAACGTTATGTAGAAAGACAACCCGATAAGTTGCTGTGGAATGTCGTTGATAAACGAAACACTGTCCATTTAAAGCTACTTAAATTCCTTGGATTCAAGTTCTTACGTGAAGTTGAGTTTGGTCCAAACAAATTATCCTTTATAGAATTTTGCCGTGTGTTTAGGAGCGCAAGCGAGAGCACAAAATGAAGCTGCTCGCAGACAATACGCATATCAAAATGAACGACGTGAAAGACAATGGATGCAAGATCTAAGTGTCTATCAAACGAAACAAGTTCAATATGATATCAATACAAATAATGCAGAGATGGCAGCTCAGGCAGCTTACGGCGAAAGCGAACGTAAGAGGCAAGAAGCAAGAGCAAAAGCTGAGATTCAGTATCAAGATATGTACGCCAAACTGCTAAATGAAAGTGAATCTGCCAAGCTTATGGCTAGTGGTAGAACAGGTAGATCAATAGATAGAATACGTGTAGCAGAGGAAGCTGATTATGGAAGAGAGCTGGCTAAGATTAGTCGTGCTATTAGACAAAATGATTACAAGTTAAGTAGAGAAGATGCTAAAGCAGGAGCACAAGCTAAGGGTTATATAGATCAACAGTTTGCACAAGTAGCATTCCAACCTGTAGCTGACGTAGCACCACCTGCACCTGTTATGCAGAGTGTTGGAGCTGCAGCGTTAATGGATGGTTTAAAGATAGCTAGTACAGCTGCAAGTATTTATACAGGCGGCGTAGCAGCTGGTGCATGGGATAAGATTTTTCCTTAATTAATTATGGCATTAGAATTCGAAGAAGCACCAGATTATGCTTCGATACTTGAAAGAGAGTATCAAAAAATCAACCAAGGTTTTGAGAGACGTGAATCAGCTGAACGAGCTAATGATCAAAGACGTATTCAAAATGCTGGAGTACCTTTAAAGTTAGTTGAACAGTTAGGAGCTTTCTCTCCAATAGCCTTTAAAGCTGCTCAAGTCGCTAAACAGCAAAGCCAAAAAAGGCAAATTAATTTCGCTAATACAGCAGGTTATAATAAAGAAGAAATTGAGTTAGCTAACAATATCTATCATAAAGGAGATAAAATACTTTTAGAAGAACATAAGAAAAACCTAAAGCTTGCTGCAGAAGCTGAAGCTAAAGGAGAGAAGTATGAAGCTCTCCGTTTGATGACTCAATCTTTCTGGAGAAAAGGCAGGTTGGGTTTTTTAAGACAAGGGGTTATGTACAATGACCTTGGAAAGAATAAAATAAATTTTAATAAACTACATCCGAATTTTGCTTCATATAGTATTGATGAAGCAAACGACGCAGTTAATAATTTTGGACAAGATATAATAAATAGATATAATGATCAAAAATACCCACAAGCTTTAGTTGATTATGCACATCAAAACTTAGAGAAATTTAGAGCAACAAAATATCAAGAGGCAATTAATAGTAATTTAACTAGAGCAAAAACAAACCTAGAAAAAGAGAACTACTTAAGAGTTACAGGTGTCTTCAAAGCTGTAGATGGTCCTGACTTTGAAAAACAAGTAATTAGCTTTATTGAAGAATTTAAAACAGATGAAAAGTTCTCTGGTGGTTTAACAAGATTACTAGGTTATTTAACTCAAGGTGTACAGAGAGGTGAATTAACAACAACTCAAGCTCGTAAGATTGATGATATATTTTTAAAGCATTATGGAAAGCAAGGTAAACTAGAAAACATTAAAGATATACATGCAAAGATTTTTGAAGCTTCTGGATGGGAAGATGCTTTACACAAAGCAGATACTGATTATATAAATAAAGAAGTTCAGAAAATTGAAAACCAGTCGAAAGCGGCTGCAGTTGAATGGAAAACTTGGAGTTTAGATATTATAAACACGAAGAATAGGTTTCCAACTAACGACGAAAAAAGAGAGTTTATTGAACGTTTTCAAAAACAAGGTATTAACCTACCATCAACAGTACTAAATGGTATAACTGAAGAATCTAAGGTACAAGAACAGGTTGTTAAAGAATTAACTGATAAGTTCATAAACTCTGAACCTATTTCTCTTAATGATTTAAAAGGGATCGAAGATCCTAATATATTTGCACAATGGAAAAACAGAGTTGATACATCAGACGAATGGAGTTTAAGCTCGAAAGATTCAAATCGTATAAAAACTGATTTCTTTAAAACAAGATTAGAAGGTCATCCAGAAATAGCTACTTATACAGCTAATGATCAAGCTGAAGTTCTAAACCTAGCTGAAGGAGATTTAAGAATCTATTTTGCTGAAGAGTATGCAAATGAACCAAATAGAGCTGTAGCTTTAGAAAAAGCAAAAGCAAGAGTTTATACAAAAATTGACAATGGTCACTATAAAAAATTGTTAAATGAAGGCGTACCATTTGATAATACCTACTCTAAGAAATTACAAGTAGCAAAAGAATATGTTGGTACTTATCCAAACAAGATTTTAGAGGAAGTTATACCAGGATCAGAAGAAGCTTTAGAGGCTGCTAAAAAGAATCCAGGTGAAACTCAGTTTTTCTATAAGCAGTTAATGAAGAGTCAGAAGAAAGTTAATGGTAAATATGTAAGTGCTAGAGATGTACAAAATGCACAGCTTGCCTTAGTAAAAGGTGAGGAACTTATCATGTCTGAATTTGATAAACAAATCTATGAATTAGATAATGGTAAGACTCTTAGATTATTAAAATTCCATCCAGATCCAGCTAGAGTACTCAGAGCTAAAATAAGTGCATTCAGTGATGATGAAGTTATTGCATATGATGAAATAGATCATCTACTTCCAGAAGCTATAAATGTACCTATGGCTAAATCAGGACAAAATGTCATCAATGAAGCTGTAGAAACTGGTAATATACATACATTAGGTGTTCTTGAACCAAGAGTAGGTGATTGGAGAGAATTACCTGGAGCCTTTAGGATTGGATATGCTGTTTACGATGGTGAGAACTGGGTATATAGCACAACACGAAATACAGAAGGTCAGAAATACTCTGGACCAATTAACGACTACCTGGGTCAAGATGGTTACTACTACCCATTTGACGGTAAGAGTGCAGATCTAAGGACTACTTTCTTTGGTGGTGATGAACCAATTAATAAAGAAGGCGCACCAAGACCAGGAGAATGGTATAAGACAACTGACAAAAGAACTGATACCCCTTATGTAGTTTGGAACGGTAGGAATTGGGTTCCAAGTGCAGTTAAAGGTAAATTCCGTAAAGAGTTTGATGGTGATAGAGAATTTGATCTACGTCCAAAAGAAGAAGAGTTAATTAGGCAACAGGCAGGAATGTAAACATTACTAAGGTAATAAAATGAATTCAGGATTCGATCCGAATCTGATTGACACTGATGCTATGTTGTCATCAGCTCAGGATCTAGGTGAACATATTAATGAGGAAGAGGAACGTAACCTTCTAAGGGAGGAACAAGCTCTTCAACAACAACAAGCTTTAGAACAAGCCCAACTAGAAGCTAACGACCCTCGTAAAGAAGAAGGTGGTGGTGGTTTTAAAGGGGTTGTAAAAGAACTTCAATCTGCTTTTGGAGGTGGTATTCAAGATACTGCATCCTCAGTTATCACTCTCCCTGAACGTGCATTTGACATGTTTAGTGGAGAGATGGTTGAAGAAAGTAAAACAGATGATGGTTATGGAGCTGAGTGGGATGACTGGTTTATCAATGATGAAGATCCAATAGAGACGACTACATGGTGGGGAAGTGCTTTAAGAAGCCTTGTTCATTTTGGAACTCTTGCTGCTGCAATTATTCCAGCTGCTAAGGCAGCAGGTGCAGGTGCGTTATTTGGAGGTTTATCTGGAGCTAGTGCAACGCTTGCTAAAGGTGCAGCTATTGGTGCTGCGTCAGATACTATTTCTAAATATTCTCAAGAGGATAATGGTCTACAAATACTTAGAGATAGATATGGATTTATAGATACTCCTATAACTACTAATGATGAAGATCACCCTGCTATGAAGACAGTGAAGAATGTCGTAGAAGGTATGGGTATTGGTGCTTTATTTGATGGAGCTACAATTTTAATTGGTAAAGGTAGAAGAGTTGTAAAGGGTAAAGGTAAAAAGCAAACAGTTACTGATGGTGGAAACGAGGCTTTTGATAAGGCTATAGCTAGAGAAGCTAGTGTAAAAGAACAAGTAGTAGAAAAAGCTAGATTAGAAGCTCAAACCTTAAGAGGTTATGGAGCATATAAAAACAAACCTATATCTAGTAGATGGCAAGCTGCACCTACATCTAATGGAAAACCTTATGATGTAAGAAAGCAATTAGGACGTATTGATAATGAATGGGGTGCAGATGTAGGTTCTACCGATTCTTTATATACACCTGTTCAACTTGATCGAACAAGTATGTCATCAGGTATGGCAACTGAACAAGTTAAAGAAGTCCTAAAAGACTTTATGAGTGATGCTCGCATACAAGATGAGATAGCTAAGGCTAAGGCTGCTGGTAAAACTATTGGTGAAGTCTGGGGTGATTCTCTTGAAAGAGCTAGAAAAGTAATTGAAGGTAGAAATACTTCTGACTTAAGTGCTGAAGAGTTTTGGTCTGAATTTAATTTAGGTAAAGACACGATTCAAGGTATTGATGTTTGGCAGACTGGAGACGTTGTAGCAGGTGATTTAATCATCGGTTCTCTTATAAGAGAAATTAGAGATCTTGGTATAGCTGGTAGAGAATTAATTGATATAGCTGACCTTGCTGATGTAGATGGTCCTGCTAAAGCTCTATACGACAAAGTAATTGTTGGCTTAACTCATATAAAACGTGCTAAAGCTGTAAGATCACAAGACTTTAGAAACCTTGGTGCTGGTAAACAACGAGCTATTAATCAAGTAGTTGATAGACAAATACAAGAATCCATAGATTCCTTTAGATTAGCTTTTAAGATTGCTGGAGAAAGTGATAATGATGATCTATTTAAAGCAATATTTGAAACAGTCTCTATGTCTAATAACATCAGAAATCTAGAGGATTTCGATGCTTATATGAAAGCCAAGATTAGAGGTGGAGATTTTAAAGGTCAAATACAAAGAGGTGTCTTTGCAAAAGAGATGCAAGGTGTAATGATTAATAGCGTACTAAGTGGTCCTAAGACTTCAGTTAGAGCAATTCTAGGTACAGGTACAGCTACTTTCTTACGTCCATTATCAACAGCTTTAGGTGCAACTTTATCTGGTGATAGAGCTACACAAAGAGCTGCAATGGCATCTATGAATGCAATGCTTCAAACTTTACCAGAAGCGTTTACTTTATTTAAAACTAAACTTAATTCCTATTGGGCTGGAGATATAGCAACTATTAAATCACGTTTCTCTGATTATACAAAAGGAGATCAGCAATGGGATATGCTCCGGAATTGGACAGAGAATAGTGGTAAGGCAACAGCTGGAGATAAAGCAGCATTCAATATAGCTAACATGGCTAGATCTGCTAATGATAATAAGTTCTTAACTTATTCAACTAAGATCATGGCTGCTACTGATGATGCTTTTGGTCATCTTTTAGTCAGAGCTAAAGCTAGAGAAAAAGCAATGCGTCTAGCTATGGATGAGTTTACTGAAGGTACTATTACAGAGATAACACCAGGATTATTAAAAGATGCAGAGAATAGATTCCTTGGCACTATTTTAGATGCTGATGGAAATATTGCTGATGCTGCAACTTTATATGCAAAGAAAGAAGCAACTTTAACCACTGACATGAGTGGCTTTGCTAAAGGTTTAAACAAAGTATTTGAAGAAACACCATGGGCTAAACCTTTCTTTTTATTCGCAAGAACAGGTGTTAACGGTCTAGAACTAACAGCAAAGCATACACCATTACTAAATCTTGTAGTCGATGAATTTAACCAAATAGCACGTGCTACACCTGATAACTTAGAGTCTGTAGCTAAGTACGGAATTACAAATGCTACTGAGTTAGCTAATGCTAAGGCATTACAAAATGGAAGATTAGCAATAGGTGGTGGGATAATTACTATGGCTAACATTCACTTTATGAATGGTGGTCTTACTGGTAATGGTCCTCCAAATCGTAAACAACGACAAGCTTGGATAGATTCAGGTTGGAAACCTAGAAGTATAAAAATAGGAGATGTATGGGTTGGTTATGAATCATTAGAACCATTTAACCTAATACTTTCAAGTGTTGCTGATGTAGGTGATGCAAGCAAACTAATGGGTGAAGAGTGGTCTGAGAATCAGTTTCAAAGAATGGCTATGATAGTTGCTCAAGGACTAACATCAAAGTCTTACCTAACTGGTCTACAGCAATTCACTGAAGTTTTAACATTCCAAGAAGGTTCTCAAAATAGAGTTATTTCAGGTCTATTAAATAACTCAGTACCATTGTCTTCATTAAGAAATGAGTTAGGTAAATTATTTAATCCTTATATGAAGGAATTGAATTCAGGAATCTTGGATTCGATTAGGAATAGAAACTTATTTATGGAGGTTTTAGCTCCACAGGAACTACCAACTAAATACGACTTACTTAATGGTCAACCAATAAGAGACTGGGACTTTCCAACTCGTATGTTCAATGCCATAAGTCCTGTTCAATTTAATTTGGATCAAACCCCTGGAAGAAAACTATTCTTTGAAAGTAATTACGATAGGAGAACATCTACTTATTCTTCACCAACTGGTATTAACTTATCTGATTCTCCAAGAGTTAGATCACTATATCAAAAAGCTATTGGTGATCAAAACATAGAAGCTCAGTTGAATGCTTTAGCAAAAGATCCAAGGATTATTGCGTCTATACAGCAAATGAAAAGGGATAACCAAGGTATTAATAAAGAGTTAGATCCTATGAAAGCTTATTACCATAACGCACGTATAAAGCAAATTATGGAAAAGGCTAGAAAAATAGCTTGGTCTCAAATACAAAATGATGCTGAAGTACAAAAATTAATGAGTGATCAACGAGCATTAGATATGAGAACAACTCAATCTCGTAGTCAAACAAGTACCAACAATATACTTTCTATTTATAAATAACCACCAAACCACCATTACAATTAACAACATGATAAATGGCTACTACAACCCAACAATATACAGGGGATGGGACTAAGGGTGTTGCGGGTCAAACCCAATTAACCTTTACCTTTCCTTATTTAAAAACTGAAGACGTAAAGGTTTCATTAAATGGTGCAACCTTAGCTACAACTAAATATACATTCCCAACAGCTACATCGATTCAATTTGTTGCTTTAGGTGGATCACCTTCTACATTAGAGACAAACACTCAGGAAAGTACTGGTGCACCCAAGACTGGGGTTAAGATTCTGTTTTATAGAGATACAGATGTAGATACAGCTAAGGCAGTATTTGCAGCTGGATCATCTATAAGAGCAGCTGATCTAAATAATAATGAAGATCAGGTTTTGTATTCTAATCAAGAAGTTAGTGATACAGCTAATCCAAAGAATAAAGAAGTAGTTATTAATGGTGCAGGTGTTCCTGACCAAGGATTAGGAAAAGAAGGTGATGTTTATATAGATACAACTAATCAGAATATTTATGGTCCTAAGACTAATGGTGCTTGGGGATCAGCTACTAGTTTAAAAGGTACTGCTACTATTGATGATACACCTGTTGATGGTGTAACTGATGAAGCTATAAGTTCTAATTGGGCTTTCGATCATAATGCTGGAACAGGTAATGGAAAACACGTTCCTGCAGCAGGTAGCTCTGGTCAGTTCTTAAAACATGACGGAACATGGGGTACACCTACTAGTGGTGGTATTTCTTTCACTCAAACTGGTACAGGTGCTGTAGCTAGAACTATAGATGCCAAGTTAAAAGATAGCATTAATGTATGGGATTTTATTCCTGTTGGTACAACAACAGCTAGTACCGATTGTGCAAGCTATTTCCAAGCTGCAATTAATACTGGAAAAGTTGTCTATGTACCAAAAGGTACCTACAGAATAGATAGCACTCTTCTATTAGATGGTGGTTATGAAACACTGATAGGTGATGAATGTCTACCAGTTCTTTTG